AGGGTACTCGTGTCATCTTTTGTTTCTCGGGCATGATAGCACCACACCCTCGCGCTTGGATCATCACCGCGCCACCATTGGCAAGGAAAGTTTTCACGTTGGTCGGCTTGCCACCAACACCCTGCTTCTTCTTTCGCTTACGAGTCACTGCGGATTTGATCTCGCCTTTCGTCATCTGTTTCGCAGTCGATCGCGGCACACATTTTGGGTATTTGCGTTTCGACCCCTTAGCCTTAGCTCTACCGCAAGACTGAAACTTGCCATCCTTTTTCGGGGCGCCGATGTCAACCCAGTCGCCACCTTTGCCCTTGCCGAACCATTTTTTCAGACCACCCTGGGGCTTAGCCACGAGGCACCCTCGTCATCTTTTGTTTTTCGGGCATGATCGCGCCACAGCCTCGGCTTTGAACCATCACCGTGCCGCCGTTGCGCATCCCTTTTGCTTGCTTGGCCATACTCTTCGCGATAGCTGTCCCGCGCTTGCGCTCGTAGTTGCTCAGCTTGCCGTCACGATCAAGATCGCTTTTCTGCGGATCTAACGTGACTTCACCACCGTTCGCACCTTTGTATTTGCCACCCATACGCTTGTACTCTTGCACAAGAAATCCTGACGCATATGCACTAGGAAAAACGTCAAATTTGCGCTTGGCTTTGGCTTTTGCTTTTCGATACAAAGCCGGATTTGCTACGTTCTTCGGTACACTATCTTTGGCCATTATCTTTTCACTCCTCTGACGTCTACGCCCTGCATGATGTCACGCATGTCAGGGATGAATGGCCCAGTGCGACCAGTCATTTGATTTCCACGCATAGTTGGAACCGCAACAGTATCACGCACACCAGGCGTTTGATTGAATTGTTGCATCGGCCTTGGGTCGTCAAAAAATCCCATAGCGTCTGCTCGGCCATCCGAGATATTCGCGGTGACAGCCGGGTTGAACCCGGCAGCCTCAGAGCTGGAGGGCCCAAGATCTGCGTAAACGTCGCCCTCTGGCTCGACGCTCACTCCCTGTTGACCCTCTGCCGCGCCGGTCGTCACAGCAGGCGTCGTTTGTTGTTGTGGCAGTTGACTCATAACCTGTTCGGTAATTTGTTGTCGCAAGGCATCAACATCGATATTTTGTTGCTGCGGTATCTCACCCCGCAAGGCTTCAATCTGCTGTTGTATCGGGTCGATTGCTGAAGCTATTGCCTGTTGACGTTGTTGCTCAATGGGGCTGAGAGCGGCTGAAAGGTCGGCTTGCGTCAGACCTCCTTGTTGTATCTGTGCAATCTGTTGAGCCAAGTCGGCACGCTCGGCCGCAGCGACATCAACGCTTTGCTGAAATTGTGCCGTGCGATCATTCACCGCGCTCAGCTCCGCCTGAATGCTTTCGATCGGCAGTGCTCCAAAATTTTCCGTGATCGTATTGATGCGCTGCTCGAGATCTTGAACAAGGCCAGCCGTCTCTGCTCTCACTTCGTCGGTTTGCTCTGTCACTCCCGTTGTGACGTCGCCATAAAGCTGCTCGAGCTGCTGGTTGAGCGTATCAATCTCCGCAGAGGTACTATCAGCAGCGGCTTTTTGTTGCTCATTCAAGGTCTGGTATTGGCTATCGATCGCGCTGTTGATGTTGGCAAGATCGCCTGTGAGCGATTCGATTCTTGACTGCACGTCTGACTGGAAGCCGCCTTGTGCATCTTGCAAACTGCCGATCGCTGCTTCTTGCGCTTCTCGCACTAAACGATCGCCCTCTTCGATTTGACGAAGCAAACCCGCACGCTCGTCGACACCCGCTTGGCGCAGGGCCTCGGTTTCTGTGTCAACGCCAGTGCGCAACTCGGCGATCCGATCTTCTAAACTTTTGGTGATATCAGAACGCTCAGACCGGGCAGCCTCCTCACTGGTAGATATGTCTTGTCTCAGCGCGTCTCGGAGATTGGATATCTCTTGATTTCGACCGATTCGATCCGCCATTCCGGTGTCGATAAAGCCGGGAAAGGGTCTTTTGACATTGGCTTGTGCCGTCCCGATTTCGCTTAGCGTCGGAGCTTGCATTTCTGGCAAAGAGCCGCGATCGAATACCGGCCGGTTCAGGAATTGACTCAAATCCGCAAACGGAGAAACCGTGCTACCGTATTCCTCCTGCGCAGCCGCCAGATCATCAGAGACCCGTGGGCTGAAAATAGATGGGCGCCTCGGCCTACCCTTTTCTCGTCGGGGTAGACGTTCACGCGGTAGTCTAGCGCGTTGATCTGTCATCGGGGGCAGTACGATCCCTCCGCCTACCGGTAAAGCCCGGTAGTTGCCGACACCTGTGCCAGGTCTTTGACTCATACCATCACCAGTTCTTGCAAAACCAGGATCCCCTGGTGGTCTGCCTCGAGGGAAGCGGTTTGGTGGTGCAAAAATCGGTCTATCCTTGACCACCTCAGGCGACCTTGGTCGACTTCTTGAGCCAGGGCCATCCGGGCCACCGAGAACCGGTTGATCAGGCAAAAGTCCTGCGGTTTCGAGTGTTAGATTTTCGCGCTTGGCGTTTCTTTCCGCAATCAGCCTATTTGTGAAATCGCGCAGCTCAGAATCTCGCTGTGGGCTTCCAAAAGGTGCGTCAGAAACAAAATCGGAGGTATCGATTGCATAATTACCAAATTCTGGCTTATCAGATAAAAAGCTTAATCTTTCTATCTGAGCGTCGCTGAGCGGCATTCCATAAGTGTCCTCATACTCTGCCGCGAGCCTATCTATATTCGAATCACCAGTCTTTCGGCCAGCTTCGGTCATAAACATCACAGTCATGAGATCACCAGTTCTTGCAAGACCAATACCCCGCTGAGAAAACGTCCTTTTTCTTTTCTACGGCGTCACAATTGTGCCGAGCCCGAAAAGACTTCCTACGATCTGGCTGGTCTTTTTTGATTGACATTTTGGGATCGCCATATCGCACGATCTTTACCTGATCGCCCTTCTTGGCAAGAACAGCAAACTTTTTGTTTTTACCAGGCGTTCGCTTCTGTTTGTTATAACCAGGAAAGGACTCGCCACGATAGACGAGCCTTCCCGATTTGGTTCGAGTGACGTCCGACGTATCAGCCATAGGACTTGATCAACTCCAGGATAATCATGTACGTGTCACCGCTAGAGTGCCCCACCGTCGTAAAGTCCAAGTCTCCGGTTTTACCACTGCCTGCATTGTTCGGTATACCCGAAAAATCCGAATAGTCGTGATAACCGTTCGAGTCTTCACTCAAGCCGATCGCCAACACGTTTGAGGTCGCATCGAACTCGATCTTGACGCTCAAGCCCGTACACTGCCACCATATTTTATTGATGGTGACAGCCGAGCAAGACTCTCCTCGAGCATTCGCTGTGAGAGCAGAAACGTCCACTTTTTTGACAGCCGACTCACCGGTGCCGTCAGAGGCATTAGTGAATTTCAGAACAGCTTTACGCTCACCATCTTGGATGGTTTGGCTTGTGACTGCATCAGCCATACTTCACCTCCTTACAGTTCGGTGGTGGCGGTGCGCTCTTTCATGGCACTGATGTAATCAACGGTCAGCACCTTGGCTGCGGCGGCACCGTTTTGTATGCCGAAACTGACCGTCAGCTCCTCATCATCAGGCGCGTTAGTGCTCACCACAGTGCCTACTTCTACGTTGTTTTGGTACACATGAAACAGTTGATCCTTGGGATCAAAAATAAACCCTACGGTCATAAAAGTGTCGTCTGCCATCGCAGTGGGCAAATCGAGGGTGCTCTGTGTACTGTCTTTCTCGACAATAAACTGCAAAGTCGTTGACCCGTCAGTGAGCAAAAAGAAGATGCCATCGGTGACGTTGAGCGGCGACGTGTCAGTGAGCTGCAAACCCATCACGACATCAGAGGCATCCGCGTCGCTGGTTTTCATTCGCGCAGCAAACCCAAGCTGCTTAGTGGATTCGAATTTGAATCCCTCTTTGACGAGTTGTAGGAAGTCGTTGTCGTCATCTGCGTCATCGTTAGTGATAACCAAGAGACCGCCGTCGCCGTCGCCCAGAGCCTCGGAGGCATTTCCTGAGCCGCCTTCAGTGGTGGTGATCGTCCAATCTGACGCCAGATAGGTGTCGAAATCGTTGAAGTATGTGTGGTACTTCTGCGGTGCTGGCATCTTCAGCTTGCCAGAGGTACCAGTCGATGAGACGTTCGTAACGCCGCTTGTAAAATGAGTTGTCATGAAAGTTCTCCTTGTGAACCAGTGATCGGCCCATCCAATCACCATCTGACACGTTCAGTCTATGCCAATCGAGAAAATAAAAAAAGCTGGCTACACAGTCACCACCGCCCACGACAATACGGCTGTAGGCGACGTTACTACGGGTACAAGCAATACAGCTGTAGGTGTGTTGTAAAACGACAGGTGTGCAGAACACTCCTATAGGTGTATTCCAAAACGACAGGTTTTTACAACACACCGATAGGTGTATTCCAAAACGACAGGTTGTTACAACACACCGATAGGTGTGTCCTAAAACCATAGGCGCGTAAAACACCGCTGTAGGTGCCGTTACTACGGGTACAGACAATGCTGCGGTAGGTGGCGTCACTACGGGTGCAAAGAACACTGCTGTAGGTAGAGTCACTACGGGTGCAAGCAATACACCTGTGGGTGTGTTCTAAAACTACAGGTACACAAAACACTCCTATAGGGGTGTTTGAAAACCATAGGCACACAAAATACACCTATAGGTGTATCTCAAAACCACCGGCACACAGAACACACCAATAGGTGTGTTCTACAACTACAGGTATCTGAAACACAGCGGTAGGAGCGATCACTACTGACTCAAACAACACTGCTGTAGGTGGCGTTACTACAGGCGCAAACAATACGGCTGTAGGTGCAATTACTATGAGCAAATAAAACACACCAATAGGAGTGTTTGAAAACTACAGGCACACAGAACACTCCTATAGGTGTATTCGAAAACTACAGGTATACAAAACACACCAATAGGCACGTTCTAAAACTACTGACACACAGAACACTCCTATAGGAGTGTTCTAAAACTACAGGCACATAAAACACACCTATAGGGGTGTTCTGAAACGACGGGTATACAAAATACTGCTATAGGCGCATAAAACTCAGGCACAAAAAAAGGGGGCGTAAGCCCCCTTCTTTTTGCTTGGTCTTTACGCCCCTTGCGAGCCGAAAATTCCGCGCCAGTCGGAAAAGCCGAATGAATATCGTTCGCGCGCCTTATAACGAATGTTACCTGTTGTAAAGTCAGGTTCCATGCTCGTTTCCATCGGCGTACGTTGGAACATCTTCAGCCCTTCACCGCTATCGGTCACAGAGGTCAACAAGAAGAACGCATCTGGGTCTGTCAGATAGTGGTTCACGGTGTAACCACCAGGCAGCACTCCAGTGTTGCGGATCGCGTTGATATCGTTGTCCGCCGTTCCTGATCTCAGTGTTGAGTTTAGGATTCGGTCTGCCACGAATACCAATTGTGGGGGTACAACAAGTTTTGTTGCCTGCACTGAAATAGTGAGGCCCTTGTCGTCCGTGAAGGTGCTGATTGAAATCAAAGCATCCTCTAAGGAGGTCTCATTCAGGTCAGCCATCGACGTTGCACGATTTGCTGCTGTGCCGCCACCCGCTAACGGGTGCGCTGTGTTGATCAGCGTCACACCATCGCCACCGGTGAAGTTGGTATCGAACGCATTGTTCAATACGTCGGCGCCTTTAACTTCCTTGGTGTTAGCCATGGATCGCGCCAAAGCCTTAACGTAACGTCTACCTAACGAATCGTATAAGTTGTCCTCGACAGCTTCGTCGGTTAACGAGAACGCTAAGGCGACGGTATCGTGCGTATACCTAGCAGTGAAAGACTCACCAGCGTTATCAAACGCTACGCCTTGACCTTCTGTTTTCGTAGGCGCCCCACCAAATCCGGTGATCAGGACTTCCTCCTCGAAGGCCCTTGACGAATCCTCTAAGGCGAATATTTCTTCGTACTCCTTTGAGTAATCGTCGTACGAAAGCCCAAATAACGAATTCAAGCCGGGCTCCAATTCTTTAGCGAGCTGTGCTCTTGAAATTGCCATTGTTCAGCCCCTCTATGCTAGTCCGGCGCCTTTGACGCCAAAGACTGAGTTTTGAATAACCACCAACACGTTCGTATTAGCGGAGCCCACATCCGAGTTGTTCGGATCTTGCGAAATGTCGATCGCCTTGATCGGCAGATTCGTATTGGTTGCACCCGTCGTGACATCCAACTCAGCACCAGAGATTCCGGTTTGTGTTGAGCCACTGCTGGTGTAAACGATGTCGAAGTTACCAAACAGATCTGCTACGGGGAACGTATCATCTGCCTGCACTTCATAGACGACGTTCGGATCATCGATTACGAAAGCAATGATGTCCGAGGCATTGGTTGAGGCGGGGTAGAAGTTTTGAAAAACTTGCTCGCCTGTCGTTGGGTCAGTGAACTGACATCCGTTGAAAACACCAACGATCGGCACAGTGCCCCCGTCAGCGTGTACT